CTACAACTTGCTAATTGTAATTACTATCATACAACAACAGAAACAGATTTTAATCTCATACTCAATTTGAAAAAGAGCCCTTCATGGGCTCCTTTTGTTGTGCAAAGAAAGAGTTGATCTAAATGAGTAGAAAAATATTTCAAAGAAAAGAGTATTCAATTTATAGATGTAGTGACGGATTTGTTGTACATAATACAAACAAGAAATTTGAAAACGGACATACACATGTAAATAATTTTTATAAAGCTAAGATACTGGTTATTATGGCTATAAAAAGAGAGATTGACGATAAGCTAAGTAAAAGAGATATAGAAAGTCTTATTAGATTAACGAATGATAATAGATATAGAAATAAATTGATAAATAAATTAGAAAAATAACGAGGTGGTGATGCATGGCAAGAGCTAGAAGCCCAAGTAGAGACAAAGCTCTCGAGATATATAAACAACATAATGGGAATATAACTAATAGAGAAATTGCTAGTATGCTAAATGAAGATGAAAAAGTAATAGCAGTTTGGAAAAGTCGAGATAAATGGAACAAAGTCGTACAACAATCAGAACAAAGTTGTACAACAAATAAAATAGATGCAAAAAAAACTAGGAAAGCTAGTAAAAAAGCTAATTCTAGATTAAAAAAAGAATCTTATCCCTTACAAGCAAGGCCAAATAATAAAAACGCGGTCACAACAGGAGAATTTGAAAGTATATTCTTTGACACTTTAGAAGATGACGAAATTAAATTAGTTGATAGCATAGAGATAGAAAAAAGAAATTTACTAATTCATGAAATTCAACTACTGACAGTCAGAGAAAGAAGAATGCTTAAAAGGATAGCTGATTTAAAAAACAAAGAAATTACATTAAAGTCTTACAAAACAGGCATTGAAAAAGATGCGGATACAGATCTTAAAGAATTTGAAACTGCTTTAAATCAAATCCAAAATATAGAAGAAGCATTAACTAGAGTGCAAGAGAAAAAACAAAAAGCTATTGATTTATTACATAAGTTTGATGTAGACGAAGCTAAATTAGATTTAGAAGTTATGAAAACTGAACTTGCTATATTAAAACAAGGTGGAGATGAAGGGCCTGTCGAGGATGATGGATTTATAGATGCTTTAAATGCGCAAGTTGACGAGGTATGGAACGATGATTAATATCAAGAGACATATTTCAGATTTAAGAAGTAAAGTTAACAAAATGAAATCATCTAGAAACTTAGGCATTAAAAAAGCAGTTATAAAATTTAGCCCTTTCTCTAAAAAGCAAAAAAAGGTGCTGACTTGGTGGTTACCAGCTTCACCTGTACATGATAAAGATGGAATTATAGCTGACGGAGCTATAAGAAGTGGTAAAACTATTTCAATGTCATTAAGCTTTTCTTTATGGGCAATGGAAAACTTCAATGGTCAAAACTTTGGCATGTGTGGTAAGACGATAGGCTCATTTAGAAGGAATGTTTTATTTTGGTTGAAGCTAATGCTTAAATCTAGAGGTTATAAAACAGAGGATAAAAGAGCTGATAACTTATTAATTGTAACCAAAGGAGATAAAACAAATTATTTTTATATCTTTGGTGGCAAAGATGAACGAAGCCAAGACCTTATACAAGGTATAACTTTAGCTGGAGTATTCTTCGATGAAGTGGCATTGATGCCTGAGAGTTTTGTAAATCAAGCTACTGGTCGTTGTTCAGTTGAGGGAAGTAAATTTTGGTTTAACTGCAACCCAGATGGACCATATCATTGGTTTAAACTTAATTGGATAGATAAAAAAGAAGAAAAGAATATTTTATATTTGCATTTTACAATGGATGACAATTTATCATTATCTGAGAAGATAAAAAATAGATATAAATCTATGTATTCTGGAGTATTCTTTAAACGTTATATTTTAGGTTTATGGGTAGTTGCAGAAGGAATTATATATTCTATGTTTGATAAAGAAAAGCATGTTTGTGATGCTACTGAATTTTCATACAAAGAATATTATATATCATGCGACTATGGTACTCAAAATGCAACTGTATTTGGCTTATGGGGTAAAACTACAGATGGTAAGCATGTATTAATTAAGGAATACTACTACAGTGGTCGAGATAAAGGAATACAAAAGACGGATACACAATATGCAGATGATTTAGAAAAGTTTATTGGTGATTATAAGGTTAAGAGAATAATTGTTGACCCTTCTGCAGCTTCTTTTATTGCTGAATTAAGAAAAAGGGGATATAGAGTTCAAAAAGCTAAAAATGATGTATTAGATGGAATAAGACTTACTGCTAGCTTTATGGTTCAAGATAAACTTTTAATTGATGAAGATTGTGTTGAAACATTAAAAGAGATAGCATCTTATTCATGGGATAGTGATTCAAGTAAAGCTGGAGAAGATAAACCAGTTAAAGAATATGATCACAGTATGGACCAAATGAGATATTATTTCTTTACTGTAGTTGGAAATAGAAAAGTAAGAATAAATAATAGTAGATAGAAAGGAGGGTACAAGATGCTTAATAGTTATCAAGAGTTTGTTACTGCTGAACTTACTGGATTATATGGCTCGGCAGTATTACAAGAAATGAACGATATACTAAGACTGTATGACATATACGAAGGCCGAGAAAACTTTATAGATAAGTCAGAAGAAAAAGACTATACACAGACAGAAAAAAGAACAAATCTGATTAAGAAGCTTATAAAAGAAGAATCTAGATTTTTATTCGGTAAGACTCCAGAGTTATACATTCAACCTAAAAATGATACAGATGCTGATAAAGATAAAGCTGAAGAAATAAATCTTTACTTAGGCAAGATGCTAAAAGATAATCTATTCTCAGAAAAACTTGTAAAAGGTGCTAGAGATTGCTTTATCGGTAAAAGAGCTGCTATTAAATTATATGCTAACCAAGATACAAAGGAAATTAGGATAATGTTTTTACCTTCACTAGAGTTTATATATGAAAGTGATGAGGAAAATCCTAACGAACTTAAAAAGATAATATTCTTCTATCAGACAAATAAGGAAGTTGAAAAAGATAAACAACGTATTTGGAAGCAAAAGTATGAAATGGTAGATGGAAGATGCATATTAAATGAAGGTATCTACAATGGTAATGGGATATTAATAGAACCTATAAATGTAGATGTAGACTTGCAATTAAGCGGTATTCCTTGCTATGTAATCATCAATGACGGACTAAGTGGCGACCCATTTGGAGAGAGTGATGTAAAAGAGCTTCTAGATAATCAAATTCAATACAACAGACTATCCTCAGAAGATGTAGACACACTTAGAAAAGGTATGGATAGGATTATTTATGGTGTCGACATAGACCCAGAAGCATCTGAAAAATTTCAACTAAAGCCTGGAGCATTTTGGGACGTACCAACAGACCCTACAGCAGAAGGTAAACAAGCTACACTAGGTACAATACCAACAGACTTTGGATATGGAGATAAAATAGAAAACTCTCTAAAACGTATCAAGTCAGATATGTACGAGATGTTAAATATTCCAATGTTATCAAATGACGAGCTAAAAGGCATGATGACATCAGGCAAAACTATGAAGGCACTGTATTGGCAACTTATTACTAGATGTGAAGAGAAGATGATGGCATGGCGACCAGCTTTGGAGTGGTTAATAAGAGCAATACTTGAAATTACAGAAGTATATCAAATAGAAAAATTACCGCAGCTTAATTACACTGTTACAGTAGAAAATAACTATCCTTTACAGGAAGATGAAGACGAAGAAAAGACATTAGACTTGCAACAAGTAAATGCACAGGCTATGTCTAGAAAAACATTCATCAAGAAATGGCAAGGTGTTACAGATGATGTGGCCGATGCTGAAATAAGACAAATAGCACTTGAAAGAGAAATGCTAGAAGAAAGTTATGTATCGGGAATGAGTGATCCAGTTGAATAATTTTTTCAGACAAAAGAACAAAACAGAAAAATTAATGACTAGAGAAATAAAAAAAGCATATAAAAGAGTAGCAAATAATCTAATTAAAAGATTGGCTCTAGTTAATCCAGATACGATGACATATGACTATTTAAGACAAACTGCTAAGTATCTAGAAAAGGAATATAAGAAGCTTAATAAAAGACTTAATAAAGATATAGAAAAGGCTATTGTAAACACCGTAGAAGGCTATACACAAAGCCAAGTAGAGTTTTACAGTGATTTATGCAAACCTCTATCTAGTAGCTTTGAAGATATGTTTAGCAAAGTGAATAAGCAAGTTTTAGACAATGTTATTACAGGCAAAATGTATGGAGATAACATAAAACTTTCTGACAGACTTTGGAGCAATCACAACAAGACTGCAAAAACAATAAACGATATACTTACAGATGGATTTACAGCTAAAAAAGGTAGTAAAGAGATTGCAAAAGACTTAGAAGCTTATGTCAATCCAGATTATAAAAAGGAATATGATAAGTTTACTATTCATCCTAATAGCAAAAATAAGGTTGAATTTAATTCATATAGATTAGCGAATACATATATAAATCATGCATACCAAGAAGCAACAAGACAGAGTGCTAAAGAGAATCCATTCGTAGAAAAAATAGAATGGTTAAGTGGAACAGATGATAATGTATGCGATTTATGTAAAGAACGAAACGGAAAGAGGTTTAAGGTCGAGGATATTCCACTCGACCATCCGTGACCGTTAGGACGATGCACCTTATTACCAGTCATAGAAGATGATTTAGAAGATATAGCTAGAGAGTTAAAAGGCTGGGTTAATGGTGATAAAAATGAAAAGCTTGATAAATGGTTTGAAGCATGGGAGGTTAAAAGATGATAAAGTCCGAAAGGGCTTATTTTTATGCCTTTTTATAGTTTGTAGGCGTAAAAGAATAAACTATTTACTAAAAAATAAGAGATGTAAACTCGTAAAAAACGTAATTTGGAGGTAAAACATGAAAAGAGATTTTCTAAAAGATTTAGGCTTAGAAGATGAAGTTATAAATAAAATCATGGCAGAGAATGGAAAAGATATAGAAAAACATAAAACAGACAGAGATGCTTACAAAACTAAATACGAAGATACAAAACAGCTGTTAGATGATGCTAATACAACAATACAATCTTATAAAGATATGGATATAGAAGGTATTAAAAAGAGTGCTGAGGACTGGAAAACAAAATACGAAACAGATACAACAGCATTAAATGATAAAATAGCTCAACAGGAATATGACCATAAAGCTGATAAGTTTTTAGATAAATATGAATTCTCTTCAAATTTAGTAAGAAATGCAGTTTTAAACCAATTTAAAGAGAAAAAATTTAAATTAGAAAACGATGCTTTCTTAGGAGCAGATGATTTTATGAAGCAACTTCAAGAAAATGAGCCTGGAGTATTCAAAACATCAAATCCAGCTCCAGGTAATACTGGGGGAACAGGTAATCATCCGAGAGTTGGTGATGGAGCAATAACAAAAGAACAATTTAATAAGATGACTTATAAAGAAAGAGTAGATTTATTCAACTCTAATAAAGAACTGTATAATCAATTAAAATAATAGGAAGGTGATAATATGGCAACAACAAAAATTGCAGATTTAATAAATCCAGAAGTAATGGCAGATATGATTTCGGCTAAAATAGAGAAAAAGTTAGTGGTTACACCATTTGCTAAAATAGATACTACATTAGTAGGGCAACCAGGAAATACTATAACAGTTCCACAATATGCGTAAACTATATGCGCCTTTACATAGTGATATGTATTGCAAACCCTTTTAATTGCTGGAAACTCCTAAAGAGTTCATCTCACTTTAGGACAATCAGCAGCGAAGATTCATTAAATATATAACAATTCCTATTTATTGATATATTGTCAAATTTATGATAAAATATAAATAGAGGTGATAATATGTCAAGGAGAAAAACTACAGAAGAATTTAAAAATGAAGTATATGACAAATTTGGAGACTCTATAGAAATTTTAGGTGAATACAAGACAAACAGAGATAAAATATTAGTTAAGTTTAAAGAATGCGGACACGAAGGGTATAAAGCACCTTCTAAGATATTAGCTGGGCAAAGATGTGCTAAATGCGCTGGTAAAAGAATAGCTAAATCTAAAACTAAAACAACAGAACAATTTAAAAAAGACTTAACTAAAAACAACATTAACTATATAGAAGTTATTAGTGAGTATAAAGGAGTAAAGTATAAAATAGAAGTATTGAATAAAAAGTGTAACCATGTATATAGTGCGTTACCTGGCAATATTTTAAGAGGTGCTGGATGCCCTGTATGCCATGGGTTTAAAGATACTAATAAATTTATTGAACAAATAAATCATAAATATCCTGAAGAATATGAAATAATAGGAGAATATATAAATAACAAAACTCCTATATTAGTAAGACATAAATGCGGTTATGAATGGGAAGTAATACCAAAAGATTTAATGAGAGATATAAGATGTCCTAAATGCATAATGTCAAAAGGAGAATTATTTATAAGTAAATATTTAGAAGAAAATAAAATAGATTTTAAACCTCAGTATAGATTTAAAGAATGTAGAGATGTGCTAGAATTACCTTTCGATTTTATGGTTAATATAAAAGGGCAATTAAAGCTAATTGAATTTGATGGTAGCCAACATTTTGGCGAAAAATCTTCTAAATATCGAACTCCAAAAGTAAAAATACATGATGAAATAAAAAATAAATTTTGCAAAGATAATAATATTCCTTTATTAAGAATACCTTATTGGTGGTTAAGAAATGATAGAATTATCAAGGAATTAGATAAATTTATATTTAATGAATAACGTTCAACGACTAGCCGAAAGGCGTACACCCAAGTGGGTGGAAATGGAGGGCAACTCAAGGAGTTGATGATATAGTCTAATCTATATAGTAATATATAGCAGTTCATAAGAGAACGATACAAGATTAACGACCTTGTATGAATGTAAATGATATAGGAGATGCAGTAGATGTAGCAGAAGGTGTTGCAGCAGAAACAGTAAAATTAACTACTACTTCAACAACTGCTACAGTAAAAAAAGCAATGAAAGCAGTAGAACTTACAGATGAAGCTGTGTTAAGTGGATATGGTAATCCTGTAGGAGAAACAAATAATCAAATAGCAAAATCAATAGCTTCTAAAGTAGATAATGATGCAATAGATGCTTTATTTAATGCACAATTAATTTATGATGGTTCAAGCGGAACTATAAATTATGACGGAATAGTTGATGCAGTAGATGTATTTGATGAAGAGTTAAATACAGAAAAAGTTATGTTTGTAAATCCTAAACAGGTTACACAATTAAGAAAAGATGCTAATTTTATATCTGCTGACAAATATACTGGTCAAGTAGTTATGAATGGAGAAATAGGTAAAATAGCTAATTGTAGAATTGTAGCAACTAAAAAAGCTAAATTAGTAAATGAATGGTATTCTTTCTGTGAAAGTGGAACATCTAATGCAGTACAAGTAACAACTAGTAACTTATCAACAATACAAGAAACATTACCAAATGCAAAAGAAAATGATTATGTATTAAAATCAACTACTCCAGTATACTTTAATCCAATTATAAAACTTAATAATGATGCTGAAACAGAAGAAGATACTGCTGCTTTAACTGTATATTTAAAAAGAGATACAAATGTAGAAACAGATAGAGTATCTTTAGCAAGAAAAACTGATATATCTGCTGACAAACACTATACTGCAGTCTTATCAAATGCAGCTAAAGTTGTTTTAGCTAAATTTAAATCTAAAAAATAATAGGACGTGATTTAGATGGATGATTTAGAAATGCTAAAGCTAATTTTAAGGGAGAGTGATTCTCCCTTTTTTAGCGATGAACAACTCCAATTTTACGCAGAAAAAAATAACTATGACATAAATAAAACTGCTTATGAATGCCTTCTAGCCAAAGCAGAAGATGATAGTATTGCCTTACCAGGGGGATTAAGCTTGCCGAACAATAAAGAATACTGGTTAAGGCTTGCTAAAAAATACAGACCGAATGGAAGTAAGATCTTATGATAAATAAAGAAAAAATCAAATCGAAAGTTGAAAAAGCAATAAAAAAGCTCCCTTCTTTAGGAGTGGTTAAGCGAGCTTACACAAATGATTTTGGAGAAAAGTCAGACTTACTTGAATTAGTATGTGAAATAGAAGGCTTATATCATGAATCAAATAATCAGTATGGCCAAAGTATAACATTGCAAAATAAAGCAGAGGTAATAAAAGAAAAAAGTATATATTTTTTAGTTGTATACGATGAGACTGCGAAGCTTATACAGAAAGATGACTATATATATATAAATGGCTATAAATATCAAATTAAAGATATTGGAAATGTAAATAAAATGGATATTTATGCGGATATGAGATTACAAGAGGTGAGCTACGATGAGTAATTTTAGCATGAATATTGACGAGTTAATGGATATGTTAGAACAAAAAAGAAATAGAACAAAAGCAGCGCTTGAAATATATGCTAATAGCTCAGCTACAAAACTTCAAAATCACGCAAGAGTAAATAAACCTTGGACAGATAGGACACATGATGCTAGAAATAGACTTAATGCATCATGGGAATGGAAAAACGAGAATGTATTAAGTATTGCATTATCACACGGAGTTAATTATGGGATATATCTAGAAAAAGGAACATCACCACATGTTATAACAGGGAATCCTTGGTTGTATTGGCAAGGAGCTAGTCATCCTGTTAAAAAAGTCAATCACCCTGGTACAAGACCTTATCCAATTATAATGCCAACAATAAATGAAATAGGTCCACAGGTTATGTCTGGACTAAGTATACTTCTAAGGTAGGTGAGGTTAATGTTTCAGGATTTATATAGATTTCTTAGAACTGGCGGATTAAAAGTGTACTCACTTGGACAACAGGATAAAATTTGCACAGACCCATTTGTATTGATTTATGAAGCTGGAACAGAAGATACTTCAAGTAGTAAGAATCTAAAAAAAGAAAGCATAGAGTTATGGGTATTTTATCCTTTTAATGAATACTCAAAGGTTGAGGATTATATAAAACAAGTTGAAAATACAATAAAAAAATTCGGCAAACTAAGAAAAAATTATGATAAGTATGCAATAGAAATTGATAATGATATGAAAGCATATTATACAAAACTTTCGTATTTCAGATATGTATATAGAGAAGGAGGTAGATAAATATGGCAGCTACAGTAAAAAAGATAAATCAAATGCCACTATCAGATGTATCATTGGTTAGAGTTGTAACTGAAACTGATATTTTTAGTTTCAAAACTTCTGATGAAATTTCAACAGAAGAAGTGGTTTCAGAAGGCGAAGAACAAACTCTTAAGCTAAAGGGTGAAATATATGCAAATAGAGAAGCTAAAGATACTGTACTTGGTTATGACTTAACTTGCAAAGACAATGTAATGTGTCCTGAGCTTCTTAAAGTTATTCAAGGAGGTACTATCGAATACGATACAGATGGAAAAACTTTTAAAAAATATACAGCGCCACCAGTAGGACAAAATGCATCAAAAACATCGTTTGATGTTGAAGTTTATTCTGCAGAAGTAGGAACAGATGGAGACACTGGAAACTTTTCAAAAGTGACATTCCCAAGTTGTAAAGGAAAATCAGTGCCTTTAAGTTTTAAAGATGGTGAATATTATTCAAATGAATATACTATTCAATCAAGACCAGAGAAAGGAACTGCACCTTATACAATAGAAAAAGTAACTGCTTTACCAAATGATACAGTATCAGAATGAACAAATGATATAGAAGAAAATAAGATTGTAGAAGAAAATAATGTTATAGATGAAATAGACCTCTCTAAATAATTTTAGAGGGGTTTTTATTATGAAAGGAAATAGATAATGGAAAATTTACAAGTAACAAGTTTAGAAAAATTAAAAAGAGTAAAACAAACTCAGATAGTAAGTTTAGGTAAGTTTGAAGATGGAACAGAACTTATAGCTGAGCTAAAAAGACCAGATATGCTAGCTTTTATAACAGAAGGTAAAATACCTAATACTCTTTTACAAGAAGCAGCAGAAGTATTTAACGGGAAAACTGAAACTGTAAACAAAGCAACTATAGAAGGAGATGTTACAGCTTTAAAACAGTTAGGAGAGCTATTAGAGTTTTTATGTGAAGAAACATTAGTAAATCCAAGCTATAAAGAAATAAAAGAAATAGGTATAACGCTACCACTAGAAATGAAAACAACAATTCTTACTTATGTTCAAGCTGGAATTGACGGGCTAAAAAGCTTTCGTAAAGAGCAAGAACGTATTGAGAATAATCAATCAGTCGGAGAAATATAGAAGATTACCAAGTGAAATAGCAAGAATAAAAGATGAGTACGTGGCTTTTTGCTTTGATGAAGCTTGTATGTATATATCATGCCAACTTGAAGAAAAGAAAAAACCACGATGGAGTGAAGATCTAATAGACCAAGAAACAGGAAAGAAAAAAACATTTATATCAGAAGCATGGAAAAAACAAAGAAAGGAGGGTAAATAATGCCGGATACAAACTTAGGAACTGCAACAGGCTATTTAAATCTTGATATTCATAACTGGAATAATGCATTAGATGATGCTAGAGAGAGTTTAAGGGAGTTTGAAAATAGTTCTAATTCTATGGGTGATACGTTAAGAAATACACAACAAGCTACAAATGGAGCAAGTGATGCATTACGAAACACGAGTGATTCAGCCAGCAGAGCTAGAAGTGCTTTTGATGGTGTTAGACAGGTAAGTAGTAGTACGAGCAATGCTTTTGATGATATTACAAGTTCGACATCTAGAACAAGAGATGAATTCAGCAGAACAACTCGAGAAGCGCAAAGATTCGAAAGACAAATGCAGAGATTAGAATATCAACTTGGTGGAGAAGTGCCACAAGCCACACGAGAGGCCTATCAAGAAATGTATAGACTTAGAAATGAACAAAGAAGAGCATCGAGAACTTACGGAAGTTATTCTAGAGAAGCTATGCAAGCAAGAAATGCGATGACAGAATTTGCATTAAGTCTAGATGATAACACATTTAGGCAAGTCTACATGAGAAGTCAATTAGGACTTACAGAGGGGCAACTTCAAAGACAAGCTAATAGTATACGACTTAATGCGAGAATGACTAGTTTAATGGGAGACCAAACTCAAATTCTTACACAACGTATGCAAGGTTTACAGGCACATGGAATTAGACCAGAAATGTTATTACCAGCATCAACTCCAGGACAATTCCGATTATTAAGTGAAGCGATGAATTTAGGAGTTTCGCCACTAAATCGTCTATCTGCAGGATATAGAACGTTAGGTGGTAGAGTTGAAGGAGTTATAAAGAGATATTCAGCTCAGAAAGTAGCAGTAAGACTTGCACAAGGAGATATGACGAGATACGGATTGTTAATGAGAAGTTTGACTACTGGTACTGCTAATCTTGGACTTGCAATTCCAATTGTAGGAGTTGCTGCAATTACCGCATATGGAACTTTATTTAGTGCAGCTATGCAAGCAGATGAAGGATTACAAAAGCTATGGGATACTACAAAAAACAAGTTAGCAAAAGCGTTCGAACCTTTGATAGAAACTGCAGGGCAAGTTTTAGAAGTAGGCATGAAAGTTGTTGGTGTTATAGCTGACTGGGTTGCAAAATTCAATGAGGCACATCCAATAATCGCAAAAGTAGCTAGTGTAGTTGCCTTGTTAGCACCAGCAATGACATTATTGTTATTGCCTCTTTCTATGGGTGCTGGATTATGGAACGGTTGGATGGTTGCCCTCAATGGTGCTTGGACTATGATTGGTGGAGTTGTCACAATGATAGGAACTGCTACCTCAACATTTTTTGCTTTTGCGATACCTATTGCTGCAGTAACCGCTGGACTTATTCACCTTTATAAGACAAATGAAACATTTAGGACTACTGTAAATAATGCTTGGCAATCGGTAAAAGAAAAGGCAAAGGATGTATTTGGTACACTTGAAAAGTATTTTACAGAAACTATTCCAAATGCATATAAAAAAGGTGGTATAAAAGGAGTTATAGATCAATTTGCAGATACATTTAAAAGTGGATTAGATAAGGTAAAATCATCATTACCTCAATGGCTAGAAAGCGGTAAAAGTATAGCTAGCAACCTAGCTCAAGGGATTAATCAGAATTTACCAGCTTTACAGTCAAAAGCAAGCGAAATAATATCAAACTTAGTAGCTGGAATCTTGAAAGTAGCACCGAAATTAATAGAAACAGCAGGACAATTAATCCAAGCATGGCTAAAAATGTGGAGTAATAACGTAAAATTATTTTTAGATGCTGGATTTAAACTGCTTGAAATGATTATGCAAGGTATAGCGCAAGCATTACCGACATTAATTGAAACTATAGTAAATGTTGTATCTACAGTAATAAACATCATAGCCGAAAACCTGCCAAAAGTAATTGAAGCAGGAGTATACATTATAACTGCACTTGTAAATGGTATAAGCCAAAATCTACCAGCTATAGTTGATATAATAACAAATACACTAAGTTCTATAGTTAACATCATATTAGAAAATTTACCACTAATTATAGAAGCTGCAGTACAGATTATAACAACCTTAGCAGTTGCATTAGTAGAAAATTTACCAACATTACTAGAAGCTGCAGTAAAATTAGTTATTGAAATTGCTAGATGCATATTAGAAAATTTACCACTAATTATAGAAGCTGGTATTCAACTTGTAATAGCATTAGGACAAGCAATAATACAAGCATTGCCTCAGATAGTTGTAGCAATTGGAGAATTATTTGTCGGAATATTAGAGGTAATAGGTGAAGAAATAGGAAAACTAGGTGAATTTTTATTAAGCAAAGCTATGGAAATAGTCCCTCAAATTCAAAGTAAAATATCAGAACTATGGGAACAAATAAAGATAACAGTAACAGAAAAAGCTACAGAGTTATGGAATTCTATAACACAATGGGCAAATAGTGTATATAGTAGCGCATCAAGTTGGATTAGCAATTTGATATCATCAATAGGTACGTGGTTAAGTGGCTTACCAGGAAAAGTAGGCTATGCATTAGGGTTTGTATTAGGAGCCATAACTAGCTGGGGAATTAATACATATAACTATTTTGCTACAAATATACCGATGTGGATTAACTCAATAGGAAACTGGTTCTCTCAATTGCCTTCCAAGATAGGTAAATGGCTTACAGATACATATAGCAGAGTAACTCAATGGGGTAGTAATATGTTATCAAAAGCGCAAGAAACTGGTAGTCGATTTATAAGTAATACTATAAATTGGTTTCAACAATTACCAGGAAAGGTATGGAATTTCCTAAGCAATACTTACAGCAAAGCAACTCAATGGGCATCGCAAATGATTGCGAAAGCACAACAAGCTGGAAGTCAATTTGTAAGTAAAGTAGGAAGTGCATTATCAACATTGCCAGGGCGAGTATGGTCATTTTTATCTAGCTGTATATCAAAAGCAATTAGCTTTGCATCGCAATTTGGAGCGCAAGGTCAAAAAGCAGCTAATGATTTTAAAAATAAAATAATAAACGGAGTTAATTCTATCCCTGGCAAAATGGCAAGTATAGGTAAACAAATAGTACAAGGTATATGGAGAGGTATATCTGGAGCTGGAAGTTGGCTTAGAACTCAAATATCTAATTTTGCCAGTGGAGTAGTAAAAGGATTCAAGGCTGGATTTAAGATTAATTCACCAAGTAAAATTATGCGAGATATAATCGGTGTTGGTATAGTAAAAGGTATTGGTGTCGGGATAGATCAAGAGGAAAATAGTTTGCTTGGAAAAGCTAAAAATCTAGCTAATAGTGTAGTTGGTGTTATGAATAACAATGCAACTATAATGGATTTAATAGGTACTGCTAAAGGATTAACTGGTAATATTGGTGCTGTAACTCAAACAACACAAAATAATACAAGTAATGCTATAAATATAAATATAAATAATCCTTGTATAAATGATAAAATAGATATAGAAACTCTAGCAAATGACCTAGCATTCTATCTAAAAAGAAAAAAAGTATTAACAGTATAAGGAGGTGTAGAAATGGAATTTACAGAATATAAAGACCCGATAGTTTTATATTTAGACGATAAACCGAGTACAGATTATGGAATAAAGGTGTATGAAAGTAATATCCTTTCTGCGCCTTCTAAAAAATTAGAGTTTGTTGAAATAGAAGGAAGAGACGGAGCACTAACAATAGACAATGGATATGAAGATTTTGTATTAACACTTGGTTGTGTGCTTGTAAATAATAATAGCAAAGTTGAAACTACTCCAGCATTAGCAAGAAGGGCAAAGAAATTCCTTCTTAACGGAGCAAATAGAAAGATACAATTAAGTGAGGACATGGGTTTTTATCTATTAGGAACTTATAATTCTGATGTTGACATAGAAGAAGCAATTGAAAACTTTGGATTGTTCCAGGCACAATTCAGATGCAAGCCTTATAGATTCTCTAATAGTAATAAAACAGTAGAGATAACTACTAAAAATACTGTAATAAAAAATGATGAATATAAAACCAAGCCTGTTATTGATGTGTATGCAACAGGAGACATAACTATCAATATAAATAATCAAGAAGTTGTTTTAAAAGCCTTAGAAGGACATATACAACTTGATTGTGAAAAAATGAATGCAACTACTGTTAATTCGCTTGGAAAAATAGTAAATGCAAATCAGAAAATGTATAGTGATTTTCCTGTTTTAGAAGAAGGTAATAACAATATAACTTGGACTATAGGAACAGGCGCTAGTTTTACTAAAATAATAATAAATTATAGAATGGCGGTGATATAGTGATACCAAGAATTTATGATAACAGTTTTACAACGTATGAAAGCAACGGATTAGGTTTATTGGTAGATGCTATATCTTGCCAAGTTGAAGAAGAATCAAACGGAGATTTCGAGTTAACACTCGTATATCCTTCTGATGGTTCTTTTTTTTATGCGTTAAAACAAGACAACCTTGTAAAAGCTGATGCATCGGATAACTTAAAAGGGCAGCTTTTTAGAATAGATACAATATCAAAACCTCTAAATGGCCAAGTGACTGTATATGCAAAACATATTTCATTTGATTTAGCTAAAAACTCTTTAAATGAAGATGTAAACGAAAAAAATATAAAATGTGAAAATGCTGGTAAACATATGCTTCAAAAATCTGATGCTGACAGTAGATTTACAATAGAAAGTAATATAGAGATGCTTGGTAACTACAGCATGGATAGAAAAACAGATTGTTTGAGTGCTATAGCTGGGACAAGAGGTTCTCTTATAGATACATTCGGTAATGGTCCTAAGCTTCTTAGAGATAACTTTACAATATCCGTACTTACTAGAAGAGGTAAGGATGATAACACTCTTATAGCTTATAAGAAGAACATCACAGGCTTTACGTTAGAAGAAGATTATTCAGAAATAATCAATATTATAAAACCTTATGCTACTTATACAGAAGATGAAGTTGAAAAAATTCTATATATTGATGAAACAGGAGTAAAATCGCCAAGATATGTAGAAGGTGATATAGTAAAAAGTCAATGGATGGATTTTTCAGACAAATTTGACGAAGATGAAGCTCCAACAAAAGAAAAATTAAAAAATCTAGCTGAAAAATATTTCAACGATAATAGCTGCGACCTTCCTAAAATGACTTATAAAATAGAATTTCAACCGCTTAGCCAAACGGAAGAATACAAGGAAGATGGATTAGCTGAACTAGAATATATAGGCATGGATGATAGTGTATATATAGCTAACAGCAAATATGGAATAAGAGACCAAGCTAGAGTTATAAAAACAACTTATAACGTATTAGCAGACAAATATATATCTATAGAATTAGGTGATCCAAAGACAACACTAGGCTCAATCATAAATAAAAATAATACTGACACAGTAACAAAAGATGAAGTAAAAGACATTGTAGATAAAACAAATAAAAAAGATTATCCTAATACATTACCAGCAGTACCAATTGTTACTATAGATAGAGCCGGATTTAAGACAGTTTCTCTTAGTTGGACTTTTGATAATAAGCCTTATTATTCTTATCAAGTTTATGCTAGTCAAGAACAAGGATTTAGCCCTAATGCATTTGACTTGATTTATGAAGGGAAAGGAAGTGCTTTTCTCCATGAGGCAGAATGCTCACAGACTTGGTACTATAGAGTAAGAGCGATTAATACTTATGGAAATGCTACGGATTTTTCAGAAGAAGTTAGTGCAACAACTACCAAAATAAGTGATGCTGCAGAATATTTTCAAGAAGCTGCGATAGAAAGTGCTTTGATTGGATCACTTAATGCTGATGTAATCAATGCTGGGAAACTCAAAGGCACTTTTATAGATGCAAGACAACTAACAGTTACAGATGGAAACGGGAATATTACTTTTCTGATAGATAGCGAGGGTAATGTAAGTATCCGAGCAACAGAATTCAGTCTCGAAGGCAAAACTATCAGTTCCTACATTGACGATGTGACTACTGATATATCCAAGCAAAAAGAAAGAATAGATGAAATACTTGAAGATAGTACATTAATACCTTCTGAAAAAAGGCAATTACAAATAATTTTAGATGATATAGTAGAAGAATATGCTGAAATCACAGCAAATGCCTTAAAGTACAATATAGCTTACAATGATTTTCAAACTGCATATAATGCTTTATATAATTACTTAACTGTAGATTGCAAAATAAACGACATTGAAATTACAACAAATGTGCATCAAGATACTTTGAAAAATTATTTTGAAAATTATTATACAAAAAGAGGAAATATAAACAATTTAATAAATGATGAAATAAATAGTAATATTGACGATAAATTAAGCAGTTCAGATTCTGAAGCAGTATTTAATGCTCTTACTAAAAATGGAACAATACAAGGGTTATATATGCAAGATGGAAAACTTTATTTTAACGGTCAATATATTAATGCTAAAAATTTAAAAGTAATAGATTCAAAAGGAAATACTACTTTCTATATAGATTCAAATGGGAATGTAACAATTAATGCAACAGACTTTAGCTTAGAAGGTAAGACTATAGATGACTATGTAAATTCTCATGTAGTAGAAGTTACAGGAATTACAATGAAGAGAGTATCTATATCTTACTATATTTCTACTTCACCTACTCAGTTATTAGGAGGGAGTTGGTCCACAACAAAACCTACTTGGGTAAGTGGGAAATATATATGGCAAAAAACAGTAACTACATATTCTAATAATACAACAAGCGAATCAGAACCAGTTTGTATAACAGGACCAAAAGGTGAGCAAGGTACTCCAGGTGGTAAAGGCGACCAAGGTGTGTCTATTACTAGAGTAAGTAACAGATATGGCAAAAGTACATCTAAAATAGACCCACCAACAACTTGGTATACAAGTTATCCGGAATGGGAAAGAGGTTATTACATATGGACTAAATCAATAATCTATTATAGCGATGGTACAACAACAGAAACTACACCTTATGTAGATACTTCCTGGGAAGGCATGGCAAATCTTGTAGATAATAAAGTTGATAACACACAACAAGCAATATTTAATGCTCTTACAAACAACGGACAAGTACAAGGTATATATTTACAAAATGGAAAAGTTTATTTAAACGGAGAATATATAAAAACCAATAGTTTAAATGCATCTAATATAACTTTCGATGATTTAACAGGTAAAACTATAAAAGGCGCTAGATTTTTCACTGCACCTAAAGCAGGTGCGACTGACGGATATTTATTTAGAATTTATTCAGATGGTAGTGTTTATAGTTCTAAAACAATCCAAGTATATGGAGAATCTAATGATGGAAGTTATGCTCAATTAACTCCTGGCAAAGTAACTGCGACAGAATATTTACAATCGCCAGGACTTATTACAAGTAACAACAGTCTTTATTTTGGGATACAAGGATATACGCCACCAAATGATAACTCAACAAAAATGGTTAAATTGACAAGAGATGCAAATAATGAATATACCTATTTCATGCCTTGTTATAATCCTACAAGCACGAGTGGGGGTATAAGATTAGGCTCTACGAATGGATTTTGGAATGTTGTATATGCAACTAATGGGGTAAAAACAAGTTCAGATAGAACATTAAAAGAAAATATAGATTATTTAGATGGAAATTCTTCTATTGATTATGATGATTTATATAATTTTATAAAAAATGATTACTCATTAGCGACTTATAATTATATAGGAGAAAGCGAAAAAAGACTATCAGCTATAGCTCAGGATATGCTTGTAAATTCTGATGGAACAGATAATAAGGTCGGGCAACTAATTACTAATGCAGAAGAAGCATATAAAAATCAAGCAACACTAGCTATAGAGGAAACTCAGTTAGTAAATGTGCTAATTGGAGCACTAAAGAAGACAATGGAAAAAGTAGAAGAATTAGAAAATAAGCTAAATAGTAAATAGAAAGGGGATGTTAACTTGATTAAGTATGATTATGAAATAACTGTAAATGGAAATCAAGCAAAATTAAATAAAGACATATATTTATTCAGAGGAAATAAGAATGTACATTATTATTTTGCTGTAAAAAATGCTTCTTTTAATTTTAAAGGAAGTACAGATTTAATAGAAAAAACAAACGCAATAAACGCAGCTGTAACGGTTATAAAACCGAATAATGTAGAAGTAGCAAGTGCAATTGCAAAAGTTGAAAATGGGAAAATACACCTTAAGGTAACAGAAGATCTAATCGATGAAGAAGTAGAAGTCGGAGATTTTGATTTGGTATTTGATTTGTTCGATGATACTGACGGGGCAGTAACAATTCCAAAAGTAATAGGACAATTCCATGTACTAGAAAGACCATGCACAACTCCCATTTCCGAATTGGTAGCAACTAACACAACAAATGAAGTAGACCAGGCTCTAACGGATTATGCTATTGTTACTTATGCAGAGCCTGTAGCTTCTACAAATGCAGACGGAACTTTTGCTAAAAAAACATGGGTAGCAAAAGAAAAAATTACAACAGCAGAGTTAAACAGAATGGAAGAAGGTATAAGCGATGTTAGTTCGCAATGTAAAGAAATTGCGAACAAAATAGGAAAGAATGAAGATGGTAGTGATATAGAATTACCTACAACAGATAAGACTATAAAAGGTGCTATAACAGAACTTTTTCAAGATGTCAGTAATGGAAAACAGTTAATCGCTACAGCTATTACTGACAAAGGTGTTACTACAAGTAGCGATTCAACATTCCAAACTATGGCTACTAATATAGGAAATATAAGTGGTGGAAATAGTTCTAATAATGGATTTTTAACAAAACCTATTTATAAAGAAGTTGAAGGTGAACAATATAGATTAATATATAATGAAGATTTTGACGGAACAGATATAGATAGAAATTATTGGACTGATTCACATTTTATAAGTAGAGTTGCAAAAAGATATAAAAGTTGGACAGATTATTATTTAAAAGATAGTATATTACATCTTAGAATAAGAGAAGATGCACCCGCTAGAGGTGGAGCAACGGGGGATAAAGCAGTTAGTGCAATACAAACTGGTGAAAAAAATGCATTACATATAACTTCACCACTTTATCACGATGTTAATCCATTTTTAGGTTTTATTTCACAGGAAGGTTATTATGAAGCTAGATTAAAATTCATAGAAGGAAGTGGAACTTCGGCTGGTTGGTGGACTGTTGGCGTACAAGATACTTCAAAACAGGCATATGAAATAGATATAGCAGAAATATTAGGTAAATCAGTAAATGTATTTACACATGGGACTCATGCAAATGGTGATACTGATTTAACTGGATTAGATTCATATCATTATACAAATAGTCCTGTAAATTTAGCTGCCGATTTTGTAAAAATAGGATTTTTATGGGAAAAGAACTCTTTAAAATGGTATATTAATGATTCTTTAGTCGATACAATGAATATTACTACACCCGAGTATCCAGCGATAACTTTTTTTAGTTGTTACAGAGTTTTAAGTGGAACAGATAATTGGATGGGTGATGCAGATACTACATTAGGAGAATTAGATTTTCAAGTTGATTATTTTAAGGTCTATAAAAAAGCAACAACTAAATCAACTAATAATGTTATTATGTCTAATATAAATCCTATAACTATAAATATAGGAAGTATTTATAATATAGATGATGATAGAGGTTGTATTAGTACCATGCCGTCATATTGTTATGTGAACTGGAACGATGGAAGTAGAACTGAACATTGGGTTAAATGGGACACATTAAATAAAACTAAAGAAAATAATATCACAAATAGAACGCCTTTTACATGGAATGGCTTAATTCATGGATTAGGAAAAACCGCAACTTGCAATGTTACATTTAATAATGTTCCTGTGGCATCTATAAAAATAACAGGGGATGATACTATGATAAATGTAGATAATACTCTACAATTAACAGCAAATATACTTCCTAAAGATGCCACAAATAAAAATGTTACATGGGAAAGTTCAGATAGCACTAAGGCTACAGTAGTAAACGGATTAGTTACAGCTAAAGCTATAGGTGATGTGGTTATAACCTGTAAGAGTGTTGAGAATTCTTCTATAATAGATACTTATAATATTTCTATAACATCTACTAGAGCAGTTGTATTTGAATTAGACAAAGATTGTTATAGTAATGGAGTATTTACAGATAAGGTAGCTAATTTATCATCTAAAATATCCAATACTACTGGAATAACAACTGATACTAATTACATTTATTTCCCACAAACAGGTAAATTTGATTTTGACATATCAAGTTTGAATTTAACTAAAAAAGTTTGTTTAGATATGTTATTTAAATTTGATATTTCCGTATTAAGTGGAAGTCAAATATATGAATGTGGAGAAGCAGTTTTATTAGGTAATGGTGAATATTCGGGTAGTTTTATGTGTCAAGGGAATAATAGTTTACTTGGAACTTTAATCCAGGGCGTAATAAATGACCCAAGTCCATATAGCGAATATACTAAAAAGGGATGTAATATAACTTCAAATGGTGAAATAAGAGTTACTTTTAACTACAACCCTATTGCTCAAAAATACGAAATATATATAAATAATGTTTTGTGTAGAAGTGGAGACATTAAAAAAGTACTTAATTTTAGTAAATTAGCTAATAGTTATTCAACATCAAGAGATTTTGCTGGTTGGTATAAATATATAAGACTTTATAATGGATGGTTAACTCAAGATGAATTAGTTTAATGTTCGACTTAAAAAGGTAAATAAGGAGGGTGTAAAATGGAATTTAGTGATGGATATTATAGATTAGACCAAAATGACCATAATTTTTGTGAATGTGAAAAATCATTGCAAGAATGTAAAAATGATTTAATTGACGTAAATAAAATTAAAGAAGAAAGAACAATTTTATTAGAAGACATTTATAGTTATCTTGGAATACAAAACTTTTTAAGAATAACTAAAATATTAAGTAGTTGTGTATATTCTTATTTCCCGAATGAAGAAAAAGTAGAAGAATGTAAAAAATATGATATTCATCATTGTGCTGAATGTTGGGAAAAGGTAATAAGAGAAATGAAAGCGTAGTTTAGTTCACAATTTATAAATATTGCGAACTATTTTGCTAAGTAAATACCAAGTAAATACCAAGTAAAAATGGTATTTAAACCAACTTATAGTATAATAACTGTAAAGGGGGTGAAAAAGATGTAAAATGTGAGAATACAAGAATAAAAACTATATATAATTAAAAAAACTAAATCTATTTTAAAAAGGACTGTAGCGGTACAGTCCTTTTTTATATAAGAAAGGAATTTTGCATGAATGATGAATGGTTAAAAGACACACTAAAGAGACACGATGAAAGGCTGCAAAGACATTCTGAAAGAATAGACAAACTAGAAAATACACAGTCTGAAATGGCAGTAAAAATAGAAAATCTATGCAATACCATAGACAAATTAGCAAGCAACTTAAATAAACTAACTTATGCAATTATAACAGCATTGGTTAGTTTTTTCTTTTATGCAATACAAAATAATTTATTTAATTAATAGGAGGTAGTTATGTTTGATTTAAATTTATTAGGTAGCTATTTAGTTTTAGTAGTAGTAGGTATTTGTGTATGTGTAGGATATGTTATAAAAACAAGTTTTAGTTTTATAGATAATAAATACATACCTTGCATCATGGCACTTTTAGGGTGTGCTTTAAACATATGGATAGCTGGATATGTAAGTCCAGAAGTTATACTTGGTGGATTATTTTCAGGACTTGCTTCGACTGGATTGCACCAAGCTTTTAAGAACTTGATAGAAAAATAGGTATAAATGCTTTATAAGATAACTGTAAGGTGCTTAGGAGGTCGATAAGAAGGTCGATTTTTTAAGCATCTTTTATTTTCAGAAAAGGAAGTGTTATTATGAGTAAAAAATATTTAGTAGCTATAGATGCAGGACATGGTATGCATACAGAAGGTAAACAATCAGTACCAATGTCAAAAAATTTGTATATAGATAATGAATTAGTAAGAGCAAAAGGAAAGATCATCAAAGAAAATGAATGGAACAGAGGTGTAAGTGAATACCTAGCTGCTGCACTAAAAAGATGTGGTATAGATACAATGTTTACTGCAGATATGACAGGTAAAACAGATATTGCCTTGTCTACTAGAGCAAGTAAAGCTAATAAAGCTAAAGCAGATATATTAATTTCAAATCACTATAATGCAATAGGAAGCTGTGCTAAATGGCAAACTCGAGTTAAAGGGTTATTAGTATTAAGAACTAAAAATTGTTCTGAAAAATCTATAAAATTAGGAAAATTAGCAGTTAAGCATCTTAAAAAAGACATAGACTATGAATATAGTTATGGTTTAATGCGCGATGTAGATATGAGTGGATTTACATTAGCTATACTTAGACAAACAACAATGCCAGCAATATTAATCGAGTATGGTTTTATGGATTATTGGAATGAAGCAAAACTTATGCTTGATAAAAAACATCAAGAAAAATGTGCTGAAGCAGTTTGTAAGTCAGTATGTGAATATTTCGGAGTAACTTATATAGCAGAAAAGCAAGAAGCTAATAAAACTAAGTATGTTAGAATATTACAAGATATAAACATACATAGCAAACCAGATTTTGATGCTGCTAATGTAATAGGTAAAGTTACTGCTGGTGGAGCTTATACAATTACAGAAAAAATTAAAAGAACTGGAACAGATATGTATAAACTAAAATCAGGAGTTTATATAACAGCATCACCAAAATATGTAGAAGTGTTTTATAAATAGGATTATCGGACGCGACCGATAGCGACCGATAGCGACCGATAGCGACCGATAATGTATAAATATTTCAAATACAGTCGATACTTCTAATAAAGGAGGTGTCGGCCATGAAAAAAATAGCATTGGAAATAACAGGGCGCATTGCATATCTAGGAATTGGAGTAGCAAGTGCTATATTAATAATGATGTAATGGTAGGCTAGGGGAGTATATCTCAGAAGATAATAAATAAATAAGGCTGGAGAAATGAATTCTCTAGCCTTTAATGTGTTATAATAAATGTGGATAAGTTAATTTTACTGACATTTTTACTGACATTTTAATTTGAAATTTTGTTAAAACGTTGGTATTGCTAATACTATAAGTTTAATATAATATAGTTACTAGATATATTAAATATGATTTATTAGTATTTAAATCGGTTTACAATGTTTAAATATCAGTGTTTTTTGATTTATTTATTTTCAAATAGCTTACTGACAATTTACTGACCAGTTAAGTTTTTACTGACAAAACTGACAATTTACTGACTTAGTATATTGTCAATTTTGTCAACTGCTATCTTATCATTTTCCTTAAAAGCGTGCGCGTAGATTTTTAATGTAATAGATATGTCGGAATGACCCACGCGTTCTGATATTGTTTTTACATCTACACCAGATGCAACTAACATAGAAACATGAGAATGTCTTAATGCATGTAGCTTTTTAAATTCAAGTCCGATTCTTTTAATAAATCGTTTAAAAGTAATATCTAGATTATACGGATTATAATAATTGTTATTGCTGTTTATGCATACTGTGTCATATTCTTTTTCTTTCATTAAACCTTGTAATTTTAATTTATTTTGTCTTAATTTCTCTTTTTTTAACATATCAAAAACATGATCTGGCAGAGTGATGCTTCTTATTGACGATTCACTCTTTGGTTGCTTCATGATATATTTGCCCTCTATGTATTGTAAATTGTATTGAATTTTTATAGTTTTATTTTCGAAGTCTACACAATCCCATGTTAAACCTAAAACCTCACCACGTCTTAGACCTCCATAAATCAAAAGCTTTATAGTATTTTGAAAATATATACTTTCACTTTCTAAAGCGTTTAGTATCTGTTTTATTTCTTCTATCGAATATATTTCTTCTTCGTGTGTTTTATTGTTCTTCGGAAAGATAATAAAATCAGTAATCCTTTTATTTATCTCTTGTAATCTGTATGCTTCATTTAGCACAGCATTGCATAATTGCATTATTTTTCGTTTTGAACGATAAGCTAAATCTTTTTGAAACACATAATTAACAAATGTTTGATATTTATTTACAGTTATGTCACTTAATTTCATATTTCCCCAATAAGGTTCGACATGTTTTTTTACGATACTTTTCGCACAAGCAATAGTATTTTCAGATATCCCTAACTTGCTATCGTAATATCGATAACAGCGATTTGTAAAAGAAATGTTACTCGGCAAAGCATAAATATCATTATTTATACTATTTTTAACTTCTATTAATTTTTTATCTGCATCTTTTTTATTTATAAAACTACCTTGCGACTTTTGTTTCTTTTTGCCAACTTCATCTATATATTCTACATATACATAATATTTGTCATTTCTTTTACGTATAAAACTACTTAAGATTTTTTCCATTGGTAACCCTCCTAATTAAAAAGAGCAGCTGGTAAAACTGCCCTGATGTTTATCTATAATTTTAATATTTGTTCTTTTTTATTTTCATATTCTTCTTCAGTTATAGCACCCATATCTAGAAGTTTTTTGAATTTCATTAATTCATCTGCATCACTTGATATATTTTGACTTCTATAGTTATTTTTATTTTCTATATAGTTCTCTATATATCCTTTAATTTCTAATATTTGTTCATTATCTTTTTTAGTGAAAGAAATAGTATTTTCATCTTGTACCGCATTAAAAACTCCGCCTTTAGCCTCTTGGCTACCCATTAATATTATTTGTAGATATCCAGTAGTTAAACCAGGTTTTTTATATTGTACTCCTGTTACATTATCTAAACAGATTTTCTTTGTACCTGTAAATCCTTTATTTATCGAATTCATAATTCCTTTAGCGGTAATAGAAATAAATTTCCCTTCTAAGACAATTTCATATTTGCCGTTTGATTTTAAATTGTAAACTTTTTTAGAAGTTATAACTTGTCTTTCATTAGATTTATCTTTTTTAGATTTAAATAATCCCATAATTATCCCCCTCTTTAGTTTTCATTTTTTCTTAAATTGTAGCATATACCAATTTAATTTACACTATTTTCTAGTATAAAATAGATATTATGCTACAAAAATGATAGTATGAAGATACTAATTTACCAACAAAGAATAAAAAAGAGATATTCATTAGAAAAATTAGCAAGAAAAACTAATATTAGTAAAGCTGCACTTAATAACTACGAAACTGAAAAAAGGAAGGTGAATATATTCCAGCTAGAAGATATAGCCAAGGCTTTAGATTGTAAAATAACAGATTTGTTTGATTCTTATTGGAAGTAAGCAGAAATTTCCGTCTACATATGTGGAAATTTTACTAAAATATTCCAAAAAGGTCGTATTAGATAGTATAATAAGACTATACAAAATATTTTGTAATTTACATATACTATATATCTGAAAAATAGTATATAATATATGTAAACGATTAATTAGAACGTATGTTCTATGATTTAAGGGGGAATAATCTGGAATATGAAAGAAAAATTAATAAATGCAATAAAAAATCACAAATTAGATCACAAACATTTAAATGAAGTTATAAAGCTAGCTAAAGAAGAATTAAATAAAACAAAAGACTAGGGATTTCCTAGTCTTTTTTTATTAGTCCAAATGCCATTTTAGTTATTAATTCAAGTTGTTCATCTGTTAATTGTTCTGCTAATTTAATAGCATCATGTTCTTTTCCTGACATATCTTCTAACGGTTTTTTATTATCTACACGCCCTAGCAGATAATCTGTGGTAACGTCAAATATATCTGCTAATTGTAAAAGCGTATGGGCATCTGGTACGCTTATGCCTCTTTCGTAGCAACCGTATGCTCCTTTTGTTAAACCTATTTTACTAGCAATTTCTTGTTGTGTATAATTATTTTCCTCTCTCAGTTCTCTTAATCTTCTTGCTAACATGTTTTTCCTATCCTCCATTAAAATGCACTTTATCTATAAATATGTTATAAGTTAATTATACTTATATATTCTCTATTTATGCAAATTTTCCTCGCCTTTTTGGAATAAAATCGAAAAATTTTAGTCAAAACACTTGACAGGCTAATTTAATTTGCTATAATGTAAGTATAACAAGTCAATAAGATTTGCTTAATAATTAAAAAATCTAATTAAATTCGATTGGAGGTGATTTGATGAATAAGCTAAGAGAATACAGAACAGAGGGCAATTATAGACAAAGGGACTTAGCTGAAAAAATAGGAGTAACAAGACAAGCATTTTCTTGTTATGAATTAGGAATAGCTAAACCTCCACTAGACAAAGCTAAGAAATTAGCCGATATATTTGGAGTAACAATAGAAGATATTTTTTTTAGTAAATCAGATGAATTAAATTCGACTAATAAAAACATTGACTAATAATATTGATTGAAAGGAGATTGAAATATGGATTGTATAAACGAAATGAATAACTTAGTAGCAAGTATAGATGTAAAAGAATATGAAGGTCAACCAGTAGTTAGCAGTAGAGAGGTAGCTAATAATTTTGAAAAGCAACACAAACATGTACTTGAATGTATAGAAAATTTAATAAAAAAATCTCCTTCAGCTATTAATTTTTTCATAGAAAGTAAATATCAACATCCACAAAACAAACGATGGTATAAAGAATATTTATTAACAAGAAAAGGCATTAAAGTTTTGCATGATAGTGTTAGAGTAGGTATATTCAAAAATCAACTAGGGCTTCTATATAAAAGAATAGGCGAAGACACTTCAGAAATCATAATGATGCCTGAACGATTCGAAACTATTTTCTTTGATAAATTAAATGATACATTATTAGCTTTAGGAATCGAACTTGAAACTCAAAAAAACGTATTAAATTACAGATTAGATGGATATATTCCACAATTTAATTTAGCTATAGAATATGACGAAGCTGGACATAGAAACACTTCAGCTAAAAAATCAGACATTCAAAGAGAAACGGAAATTAAGAAAGAAATAGGTTGTAAATTTATAAGATTAGATTACGAAAACACAGATGCTTTTAATATAGGATTAGTTATAAAAAACATATTCGGTTTATAGGAGGTAATATTATGCAAGAATTATTAGTTAAAAATATTGAAACAATACCAAGCTACGAAGTGGCAAGAATGATGGAGGTTGAACATGCTAAAGTTTTAAGAATGATAGAAGGAGATAAAACTCATATCGGAGTTATACCTACTTTAAGAAAAGCCCAAATGGGTGTTACAGATTTTTTTATAGAAAGTACTTACAAAGTAGAAGGAAATAACAAAACTTATAAATGTTATGAATGTACTAAATTAGGATGTGACATGTTAGCTAACAAAATGACTGGAGAAAAAGGAGTTTTATTTACTGCTAAATATGTAAAAAGATTCTCAGAAATGGAAGAAACTATAAAGAATCCATTTTCTGGACTAAGTAAAGAGTTACAGGCAATATTTGCAATGGATAAAAAACAACAACAAATAGAACGAAATGTAAATGAAGTAAAACAAGATCTAAAGAACTTCAAAGATAATGCCCCACTATTCAATATAGAATGTGATACTTTACAAAAAGCTCTAAGAGGCAAAGTAATAAAAGAATTAGGTGGCAAAAACTCTTTAGCATATAAAGATAAATCTATTAGAACAAAGATATATATAGATGCACAAAATCAACTTAAAAGGGAATTTGCAGTACAAAGTTACAAAGCAATAAAACGTTGTCAGTTAGAAGATGCCTTAGAAGTTATAAATACATATAAAGTACCAACAGTTTATAAGGACCTTATAGATGCAGTAAATAGACAGATATTACTAGAAAATGTAGTTATGTAGATGGGAGGTAACTAAACATGGCAACTTACATAAAAACAGAACATTTCTTCAAAAAAGAAGTAGAAGCAGTATCAGACATATTAAGAGCTAGAGGTTTTAGAGAAGAATGGAACATCATAACTCCATACCAAGCAGAAATAAAGATGTTCCACGTGTTACAAAACAAGTTTGCACTACTTAGAAAACAAGGCAATAACACAGTAGTTGATTATAGCAGATAGGAGGCATCATGTTAGCAAAATACATAGCAGCAGTAATCATATTTAACATAGGCTTCTTTTTAGGGGCTTGGTGGCACAGCATACATAATTAGGGGGTGAAAGTATGGCAAGTGAATTTGAAAAGATGTTAGTAAGAAACATGGACCAAAGCGAACTACTTCAAACAATATCAGAAAGAATTGACTTAGTTGATATCGTTGAAAAATTTCGTTATAGCGAAGACTATGCACCATGTGAATATCTAACAATAGAACAATTACAGGAGTATCTACATTGTGGCCGTAACTATGCTTTACAGGTAGCAAGATATGGACTTAGCACAGGAGAATACACAGTAAATCATATGGGGAGAAAGTATCTAGTAGACAGAATAAGCTATGACAAATATGTCAAAAGAAAACTAGGAAAGTCTTTAAAGGAGGTACTATAAATGACAAATCAAGAGTTCAGAAAAGAAGCAAATAAGCTATTTGATAAAGTTGAATACATCAACGAAAACAGTGGCTTTATAAGTGCTTTTCTAGGATTACATCACCTAAAAGGAATAGACAAACCATTTTGCAGTCTAACTCTTAGAATAGACCAATACAAAACAAAAGACACATTTCTATACACATCAACAGGAAGTAGAGACACAGAATACACAATTTCAAAGATGCATCAAGTATTAGATGCAGTTATCGAAGGTGTAAAGGAGGTGGTTAGATGAAATGTACACCAGAAGTTCTAAACTACTTAGCAAATAAATATCCAAACATGACTGTAAAGCAACTTATAGAGTTAATGAACTCAAAATGTAACTGGAGAAATATGTATTAAACACAAAAACTCTCTAGTTGGCGCTAGAGAGTTCACATAAAAATATGTGTTTTTAAAAAAATAACTTGATTAAATTATAACATAGGAGGTCAAAAAATGAGTAGAAAATTTTTGGATTCAGAAATATTAGTATCTACAAAAGGAATGTCAAAAGAGGAATGGCTTAAACATAGACAATCAGGTATCGGGGGCTCAGATGCTAGTGCAGTAGCTGGCATAAATCCTTGGAAAACAGCAGTGCAAGTTTACATAGACAAAAAACAAGAAGAAGTAAAAGAAGTAAAAAGTTTCAGAATGGAATTAGGGAATAGATTAGAGGGGTTTGTAGCTGAATTATTTACAGAAGAAACTGGATTAAAAGTTAGAAATGTAAATGGAATATTAGCAAATGAAAAATATCCTTTTGCATTCGCTAACATAGATAGAGCTATAGTAGGAGAAAAAGCATTCTTAGAATGTAAAACTACTAACAGCTATGCTGCAAAAGATTGGGAAAATGGAATCCCAGCACACTATGAAATACAATGCTTACACTATATGGCTGTAACAGGGGCAACTCATTGTTATATAGCAGCATTAATAGGCAACCAAGAGTTTAAATGGTACAAGCTTGAAAGAGATCAAGAAACTATAGATTACTTGATGAAAATAGAAAAAGACTTTTGGGAAAATAATGTGTTAAAAGATGAAATACCTGTTCCAGATGGTTCTTATGCATATAGTGAGTATTTAAAAGAAAAATATCCGAGTTCAATAAAAGAAGAAATAGACATAACAAATTTTATAAAAAATGCCAAAGATAAGCTTAATCGCTATGATGAAATAGTTGCAGACATTAAAGCATTAGATAATGAAAAGAAAACTATAGAACAAGAAATACAAGCTGAAATGAAAGATTGCGAGGTAGCAAAAATAGGAGATAGAAAAGCAACTTGGAAATCTCAAAGTAGAAGCTCAATAGATAGTAAAAAGCTAAAAAGTGAGTTACCTGATTTAGCTGCTCAATATATGAAAACAAGTAATTTCAGAAAATTCAGTATTAAATAGGAGGTAGCAACATGACAAATTTAAAAAATCAATTACAAAATAAAGCTAATAACACTAATCAAGTTAAAAAAGCAAGCCCAAGTAAAGGAATGGAACAACTATTAACTAAAATGGGAGGGCAAATACAAAAAGCACTTCCAAGCATGGTTAGTAGTGAAAGATTTCAAAGAGTAGCATTAACAGCTTTTAGTAATAATACAAAATTACAACAATGTGATCCAATGAGTTTTATAGCAGCAATGATGCAATCAGCACAATTAGGATTAGAACCAAATACACCATTAGGACAAGCTTACTTAATACCATATGGAAAACAAGTTCAATTTCAAATAGGTTATAAAGGTTTACTAGAATTAGCTCAAAGAAGTGGAAAAATCAAAACTTTATATGCGCATGAAGTTAGAGAAAATGATACTTTTGACATAGATTACGGACTTAACCAAACATTAACACATAAACCGCTTTTAAAAGGTGATAGAGGGGAAGTTATAGGTTATTATGCAGTATATCATTTAGATACTGGAGGCAATAGTTTTATCTTTATGACAAAGGATGAAGTCTTAGAACATGCAAAAAGATTTTCAAAAACATACAACAGTGGTCCGTGGCAAACAGACTTTGATGCAATGGCTAAGAAAACAGTAATAAAACAACTTCTAAAATACGCCCCATTAAGCATCGAGTTGCAAAAAGCTACAAGTATGGACGAAACAGTTAAAACAGAAATATCAGATGATATGAGTTTAGTGAAAGATGAAGGTATAGAGGCAGAGTTTACAGAGTTGACAGATGAAGGAGCAGAGGTTGAAAATCAACAAATAGAAGGACAGCAAGTAATGGATATGTAGCTAGGTTGGGGAGTAATCCCCTTCCTAGAAAAGGAAAGAAGGTGAATAAGGATGGCAAAATACAGAGCAATACAAGTAGACTTTTGGGAAGATGGATTTGTATTAGATTTAACTCCAGAGGAAAAGTATTTCTATTTATATCTTCTAAGCAACTCTAGAACAACACAATGTGGATGCTATGAATTACCTTATAAGGTTGTAGAAATGCAAACAGGATATAACAGAGAAACAGTTCAGAAATTATTAAAAAGATTTGAAGATTACGGAAAAACAAGTTACAACGAAGAAACAAAAGAAATACTTATAAAAAACTGGCATAAACATAACTTTTCTAAATCTCCTAAAGTGAAAAATTGCATTTTAAAAGAAATTGAAAAGATAAAAAGTAAAGACTATAAAGATTATTTATATAGAGTATGTATAGAGTATGGATACCCTATTGATACAGTATCTATAGACTATAAAAATAGTAATAATAGTCTAGATAAAGACTTAGATAGTCTATCTATAGACTCGGGGGAAAAAGAAAAAGAAAAAGAAAAAGAAAAAGAAAAAGAAAAAGAAAAACAAAAACAAAAACAAAAGGAAGATACAGCATCTCCTGAAAAAAATGTAAGTAAGTTGGTAGGTAATGATTTAAAAGAATTTACTAACCTATTTGAAAAAAATATAGGAACGGTAAATCAATTAATAGCTCAATGGCTTATAGAAATGACAGAAACAATAGACAGAGATTTATTTGCAAGAGCAATAGAAATATGCACCGAAAGAGCTAAAACCAACTGGGGCTATCTAAAAGGGATAATAAACAACTGGACCAACAATAACATATACACTATGGAACAATTACAAGCATACAAATTACAGCAAGAACAAAACAAACCTAGACAACAAGATGAATTAAATAAACAAGATCTAGATTTCCTAGACAAAATAGATGAAAAATTCGGATTATAAGGAGATGAATAAAAATGGATGCAGTTTTATTGGATAGATTAAAAGCTACTTTGGAAAAACATGCTCCAGAACCAGCAAAATATGATTGTCCTAAATGTGAAGATAGAGGATATATTTTTAAAATACAAGATGGATATGAAGTGGCTGTGCCTTGTAGCTGTTTAGAAAAAAGACAAAGTATCGAAAAATTAGCCTTAAGTAACCTTACAGAGGTTTTTAGACAAAAGACGATTAATTCCTTTAAAGTCGACAAGGAATGGCAGAGAAAGGCAAAGAACGAGGTTTTACGATATGTTAATGACTTCTTAAAAAAAGAAACTAATGCTAGTTTAATATTGTGTGGAAATCCTGGAAGTGGAAAGACACATCTAGGAATCGGGGCCATGTTAGAACTTATAAATAACAATGTTGGGTGTGTGTATAAAGAGTATATATCAATGCTGACTAATCTAAAACAAGTTATCAATGAAGAAGAAGAGTTTATCAGAGAATTAGAAAAATATATAAATCCAAGAGTTCTATTTTTAGATGATTTTCTAAAGGGAGAAGTTACATCAGCAGACCGAAAATACATATATAAAGTCATAAACACTCGATATTTAAAAGGTAAACCAATGATTATATCAACTGAGAAAAGTTTAAAAGAGATATTGATGTGGGATGAGGCTGTTGGGTCACGAATTGTCGAAATGGCTCAAAATAATATAATAACATTCCCTAGAGGAATAGAAAACAACTATAGATTAAGAAATATCATATAAAACAAAAGATAGAAGGTGATTAACCTTCTATCGATTTTAAAAAGTCTTTCAGTATTTTGTTTATCTGGCTTGATATAGTTCTATCCTCTTCGGATGCATATTGTTTTAGTTTTTCTAAAACTTCTTCATCTAGAGTTATAGCAATTTTCTTTTTCATAATATCACCTCTTGGTGGTATTATATCATGATTTCGCATAAAAATAAATCTAAAATACTTGATAAAGTATGACAAAGTATGATAAAATAATACTATCAACAAGGATGGACGGAAATAAAAATAATACAAAGGGAGCTGAGGGCATGGATACTTTAATTAGAATTGAAAATGGAGAACAATTAGTATCAGCTAGAGATTTACATGAAGCATTAGAAAGTAAAGAAAGATTTAGTAAATGGTTTGATAGGATGTTAAGTTATGGTTTCGAAGAAGATATGGATTTTACAAGTGTACTAAAAAGTACGGTTGTAAATAATGGTGCTGTTAGAGAGTTAGACGATTATGCCTTGAAAATTGATATGGCTAAAGAAATATGTATGATACAAAGAAGTGAAAAAGGTAGACAATTCAGAAAATATTTCATTGAAGTAGAAAAAGCTTATAGAGATTTACAATTCAGAATAGGCGATAAAAAACATCAACTTGAATGTATGGAGCTATTACAAAGTTATCTTCCAGAAAAACTAAAACAAGAGAAAGTATCTTACATTAAAGCAAATACAGTAGTAAATAAATGTGTTAGTGATTACTTTGGATTCCCTAAAATGTTAAAGAAAGCTGAAATGAATAACGAAATGCTTATAGTTAGAGAAAATGTATTAGATGATTATTTAAAATTATTTGAAGTATTACAAGATAATGGGGAAGTTAAGGATGCATTATATAAAAAATATAGTAAGAAAGTATTAGCGGGATAACTTACAAAGGGGGGATAATCACAAATGGCATCACGACTATCAGATATAGAAAAGAGAAAGATAAAGAGATTATACAATAAAGGATTAAGCATACTAAACATCTCTTATGAGTTAAATAGAAATAAAAATACTATAAAAAAATATGTAAAAGAAATGGGACTTGTTAGAGAAAATCCAGACCTAATTGGACAAGTATTTGGAAAACTTACAGTAATAGAATTAGATCAAGAATCAAGTGGTAGAAGAAAATGGATATGTAAGTGTAGCTGCGGAAATACAGTATCCGTCAGAGAATACAACTTGAAATCTGGAAACACAAAATCATGTGGATGCACTAGAAAAGAAAAATCATCAGTGAGAAATCTGAATGTAAAGCAAGTTAAAACTAGAGATAATCAAGGTGGAGTTTACTATTTTCAACCAGGAGAGATTATTTTAAAAGGCAATTACGAAAGCGAGAAAAAATGCAGCAAAGTAAAAGAATACAAATTATCGCCTCAGGAATTAGCTGCCTACTTAAAAGAACTAGAAACAAAAAAAGTAAAGAAAAGGGGTGAATAGTAATGGAAAAAAATATAATCGAAGTGAAAAATATAAAAACTGGAGAAGTATTAGAATTTACAGGCCAAAATGCAGTAGCGAAGTATCTTACAGGTGTATATGGCAAGAAAATATACGCTGGAGCTGTAGCATCAGCTATAAGACAAGACACTCCATATAAAAATACATGGGAAATAAATTTTATAAAAAATGCTAATAAAAAAATATGCGATTATTGCGGCAAAGAATATACAAGCAATAGAGCAAATCAAAGATTTTGTAGTAATACTTGTAGAGAAGAATATCGCGCAGAAGAAAAAAGAGGACCAGCGATAAACAGTGAGGCGAAAATAACAAAAGACAAAGAAATATTAGTACATAAATTAGTAACAATGTTAGCACCATATAGAACAGCAAAATAGGAGGGAATATGGATAGATATACATCAAATAAAAATGGAGAAGGATATGCAGATAACACAGCATATAAAGCTATAAGAAATGTAAGTATGACAGAAAAAAATAAAACAAGTAAGCAAAGAGTAACAGAAGCAGAGGAACAAAAGGCCCTAATACAATGGGCCAAGTTCCAAGAAAAGAAATATCCAGAACTTAAAATGATATTTCATTGCCCAAATGAAAGCAAGAGATCAGCTAGATACGGAGCAGAATTAAAAAGAATGGGTATGGCGAAAGGATTTCCAGATTTAGGACTATTAGTACCTAATAAAAAATATGCAGGATTATTCATAGAATTAAAAGCAGATAAAACAAAGAGCATGACAAAAGAACAAAAGGAATGGCTAGAAAAACTAAATAGTTACGGATATAAAGCTGTTAGATGTAATGGCTCAGAAGAAGCTATACAAGTTATTAAAAGATATTTAAATATATAAAGGAGAGTGAAAAAATGAATAAAAAAGAAAATACAATAAAATACTTCATGAAGGCATCAGAAAATGAGGAATTATTTACAACTATCGCAATGGAAGAATGTGCAGAATTAATTCAAGCAATAAGCAAAGCAAAACGAGGCAAATTGGATGCTGACAACATGGCAGAGGAAATAGCTGATGTACTAATAGGAATTGAATGGCTTAAAGAATTATATGATATTGATGCTTTAGAAGTACAAAAGTGGATAGCATATAAACAAAACAGAATCGCAAAAAAACTGGAAAATAGGGGGTAAGTATATGGCAGAGCAATACAGAAAATTAGGTGATATCAATGAAATGTAAATACTTTAAAAAAGAAACTGGCGATAAATACTGCAGCAACTATTTAGGACCACAAATAGTAGGAGCATATGGAGAAGGAACGATTATAAAACATAACTGTAAAGATAAATGCAAGTATGTTGATTGTAAGAAACTTGAAGAATTACAAGTACTAAAAAGGGGGTGATAAGCTTTGCTATTAAGCAGAGTGAATGAAATTGTAGAACTGGCTAGGGAATATATTAAAAAATATAATTTAACTCCACAAAAAGCCATGGAATATGCAATAACAAATATAGAAATAAAAATAGAACAAGAAGAAAAGAAACAATACTAAACACAAAATATAAAGGAGATGATAAATATGTACATGTTATTATTGGTAATTGGATATGCAATTGTATATATAACTGCAGGAAATCCGAGTTTATATACTTTAAAATGGTTAATGGTAACATTAGGATTTTTCTTAATTTATTTTGCTGGAAGAATGAGTAAAAAAACATTTTAGGGAGAAATTTATGAAAAATGTATTAGAAATAATCATAAAAATAATAGTCGGTGCTATAAGACTTTTATTATATGCAATAGCTATAGTTTTTACCATTACGATGGGTTTTATGATTTTTATAAAATGTGAAATAATAACGACCATTTTAGAAGTAATAATAGGATTTTTTACAATAGGAGCTTTACTATTCGTCATATATTACTTAGGTGATGAAGTTGTAGAAAAATTCAAAGAAAAGGGGAAAAATCAATAATGAGAGAAATGAAAGTAAGAGGCTATTCTTTAGATGAAGGCCAATGGATAAAAGGTTTCGGAGCAGAATACAATGATGATCTAGAAACATATTTAGTACATAATTACCGAGGATTCTTTGAAGTAGACGGAGAAAGCATCGGAGAATATACAGGATACAAAGATATTAATGATATAGAAATATGTGAAGGTGACATAGTAGAAACAACTAGAGGATTAAATCATATAATTGGAGCGGTTATATATCGCAAAGCAAGTTGGTACATACAATCAAAAGAAGGATATAACGTTAGACTTATTTCTATATTCTCTACTGCAGAAAATAAAATTATAGGAAATGTGTACGAGAATAAAAACTTATTGGAGGAAGAATAATGGAAGATAGAAAAGAGTTAATAAAAAAAGCATTACTAACAATAAAAAAAGAATGTATTAGCAATGAAGATTGTGAAGTATGCAAAATATTGGATATTTTAGGATTGATAGCTTGCCCATGTGATTCAGCTACTTTTCCAGAAGATTGGGAAATAGAAAGGGAAAAAGATGAATAGAGTAATAGCAGATGCAATAATTATATTTATTATAGCATTATGGATAGTGAGTAGATTATGCATGTAAAATACAAATAATTGACATAAAAAAAGGAATGCTTTCACATTCCGACAAATTCCTTAATAATATTATAACAGGAGTGTGGGAGCATGGCTAGTAAAACAATAGAAAAAGATAAAACATTTTCAGATGCAGAAGGTAAGTTATATAATTATAATTCTATGAAAATAGAGTTAAACAGTCTAAAAATAGATTTAGAATATTTAGAGATAGATTACAAGGGATGCAAAGCTATTAGCTATGCTGACGAAAGAACAGGACAAACAAATAACATAAGCAATACAGTTGAAAATGAAGTACTTGCAAAAGAGAGACAGATAATAGAAATAGAAAATAAGATACATAAAAAAGAGAGACAAATTAGAAAAATAGAAAATGCATTAGAATTGTTAAAAGAAGAAGAGAAAAGACTTGTTAGCTTTAGATATTTCTCTAATAGAAAAAAAGCACCAAGCTGGTTAGATGTAGGGGAGGAAATAGGATATAGTGATAAAAAATGTAGAATTATGAGAAACGATATAATTAATAAAATAAAATCACTTATATAATTTCCGTAAAAGTTCCGTAAAGTTACCTCATAATTTCCGTAAAAGTTCCTTTTTTAGACGGAAAACTATAGTATATTTGTATTATAGGAAAATATAAAGGTTGTTTTCTTTACGAACTCTTATTGAATGTCAGATAGCCTGGTAACCTATTTGACTAGTATAATTGCTACAGTTTTTTTAAAACATTGGTTTTTTCTTGGCACAGACTTGTGTCCTCCCTAAGTATTAAGTATATAATTAACAGCTTAGTTATGACAGGAAATAGCTGGGGGTAAAACCTCAGCAACGTGCAAGTAATGGAAATCGCCCCCAACGATGTAGGTTCGAATCCTACAACTTGCTAATTGTAATTACTATCATACAACAACAGAAACAGATTTTAATCTCATACTCAATTTGAAAAAGAGCCCTTCATGGGCTCCTTTTGTTGTGCAAAGAAAGAGTTGATC